AGAAAAATTGGAAATCTGTGTCAAAAATAGTAGGTGAAGCAGCGGAGGATTGTGTGGTTACGTTGCCATGCCCCCTCTGCCACGAGACATCGTTGGTAAAATATAAAACAAACCAAAAATCGAAGGATGTCTTGTGTGAAAAGTGTGGCTGCCAAATACAGATCAAGGCAACGAAACACACAAAAAACACGCAAACGTGTATCAAACTGTTAGGCGCCGAATATAGGACAACCCTGTCATCCGTAAAAGAAAATAATGTCCACTATCTAGTGTTGCTTTATTCGACAAAGGATGGAAAATACACGATTCGTGACATATGCTTGATACATCATGATGATATAAACGAAAGTTGTATCATTCCAAGAAACCCGCTGTCGCCCGCTGCGAAGCGCGCGGGGTGGCAAGGATGTATGTTAGTATTTAGCAAATTTGACTCAGTAAAACTACTCGACTGACGAATCCAACTTTATTCGCCTTTTTCGTCTTTCTTCTATTCTGTCTTTTTCTCAGCTTTCATCGACGCAACGGCTTCGCTAATTCGCGCACATGAGAGATCGAAATATTTCGGAATAAGTTCCATCCCGATGAACTGACGGTTGGTATGAATACATCCGATTCCTGTTGTGCCAGACCCCATCGTATTATCAAGAACGACATCGCGCGGATTTGAAAACGTCTTTATCAAATACTCGATGAGTGCGACCGGTTTTTGCGTCTCATGGATCGTATCCGATTCGATATTGAACTCGATGAGCTCCGTAGGATAATTCTTGAATGTTTGTGTGTATTCACTTTCACCGATGAGTTTATTATTTGGGCCAAGGTGGTGACTCTGATTCAGCATTTTGCCGATACGTTTCTCGGAGTTTTTCTTCTTGATTTCAACCGCGACGAGGTCTTGGGGATTATACGTCATATTGCCTTTGTGACGCGAGGCCGCCGCAGCACCACCTGGCGAGAATACGCAAATATCTTCGGTGCATTTCATCGGACGATAATTCGCAAGCAGGTATTGCGTCGTTTTGTTTTTCTTCCAGATCATCGTATATTTGAACCATTCGTAGTTTCCCGCGATGAGTCGTGTGGTAAATGGTTGCTGACCGAAGAGAACAACTACACCGGTTGGTTTCACGAGAATGCGGCGGTATTCGACCCATAATTTGTCGATATCGATGACACTATCCCATTTACATTTCGTTGTTCCGTAAGGCAAATCGCACAGAATAAGATGAACGCTATCGTCGGGGAGCGTTTTCAATAATTCGAGACAGTCGCCTTGGATTAAGCGGACATCTTTGTGGAGTGGTGCGTCGTCGTCGGGACTCATACTAAGAGGAATTGCTACGGTGTCTGGTGTTTCGAGATGGTCACAAACCACAGGTGTAGCGGGAGGGTCGGTGGCCTTCTTGATCTTTATAATCTTCTTGGTTACTGCGGGTTTGGCAGCAGCGGATGCGGCGGCGGCGGCGGCGGCGGCGGCGGTGGATTCTTTCGGCATCGTTGTATCCTTATTCTGTCTTTACTATTCATGATTCTCCGCAATTTATATCAATTTTTTGATAATTGTATTGTTGAAAAGTGAAGATACAAATAAAATATCGCAAAATTCAATAGAAAAAGTGCTTCGATTGCGAATATGGCGGTCTCCTGAATAACACCGATAACAGTAATCACCATGAACAGAATTTGTGCGTAAAGAAGCATACGAAGGTTGTCGTGGGTAGCGCTCTTGCCACCGCTCCCGCAGAATGTATGCCCGAACATAAAACCGATGATTGCGAAAAATGCCGCGCCCGCAAAGATGTAATGTGTGTGGTTTTGTTCCGGAATGAAAATCACACCGAATATCCCACAGAGGAGGACGATGATGGCGGCGATTGACCACCGATGTGATTGTCGATGGGCTTCATATAGGATTGTGAATCCTGCCATAATCAGCATACATAATGCGATAAAGTGTCTTATTTGAAATACAAAGGAAGAGGCGGTATCGATGGAAGTGGAGTAAAACGGGATGAACGATAAGAACGGTTCGGTACTGGTTATGATGCTAGATATACTATGGGTAGCGGGGTAACTACGATATTTGTAATAGACAAACCCGATGGGTATAGCGTATGTTACGAGCATTATCAAGAGAATGATTGTCGGATCCATCGTTGTATTGTCTTGTATTGTATTATATTCTATCATTTTGGAATATAATATTGAATTGAAAAAAACGATTGTCATCATTACTTCAATATATTGTAAATGTTGAACTTAAATAACCCATACGCAATAAGTGAAACGATGGAAGTAAAACTTGTATAATAACACCAAATACTCGCCCTAGAATCGGTTGTTAGACCATAATGATAACCAAAAAGTGGTAACAGAGATATAACTAATATAAGCTTGAAGGATGCGTCCCACAATAACAATAACGGCAAAGTAATCGCAATCCCCCATACAAAATACATTTCTCTTGAAAATACGTCTATTTTATCAAGCCACCAATTCAAGTGTCCGTTGGTGGTTACAGTCGTGCATAATGTTCGTCTTTCCCTAAAAAAAAAGTATAACAGAGATATGACAATCATTACAGAATATAATACAATCAATAATTTACGGTTTTCACCGCACTGGTTCCACGGTTTTACGAAAAATGAACCGATAATAGAACCAAGAGGTTGGAGAATAAGAACGAGCGGAATGAGTGTAACGGTAATCAGCTTATTTATGGGGGTACATCCTTTACGGGGATTGGTAAGCCATAATAAAAGTTCATCAAACTGCATTCCACACCAACCGATTAAAATCACGCCTATCCATTGAAAATGTGGGACGCCTGATCTAAGTAAAATAATGATTGCGGTTAATGAGTATAATGTAGTTTTTGCGGAGGATTCAACACTGTAGCACATGTATTGTAATAGCCTATTTTATATATAACAGCGATTATCTTTTTGATTGGTGTAACTAGTAGTTCGCTGAATTTACGGTTCTCTTTTCAGTTATACGACCTGACAACACCATAAAATTCACGATGTTTTTTTTCAGCAACGTCGCACTAAATACCAGACCCATTATGTATATCAAGAATACCGATGATTGATAGAGAATTGAACAGTTATACAAATGCATTTCATCGTTGAAAATTAATGAGGTCGATCGGATAACGCGAAAATATGAATACCATAGAAGTTGGATGAATTCGATAACGCGATGCGTATTGCGATAATCCGGATATTCTTTACGTACATGATATGATGTATATAATGTGATATTCGACAAATCTCCTATGTAAAACGCATAAAGTAACAGTTCTCGGTGGTGATCTGTTAAGGCTATATGTAACAGATATAACGCAATTATGTGATGAATTACAAAGATAATATACTGTTTTATTTGTGGTGTTTTTCTCCAATATAACGCAGATAATAAATACAGTAGATCATACATGTAATATCCGAAGCTTACATGAATCGTATAATTTCGCTCTGGTTTAATATTGTACTGGACGATATAACTAACACAATGTATGGCGCTAACCATGTTGTTGGCGATGCTGTGATCATGTTTATATTTACGGACCTCGGTTGTGATTGTGTGCCAAAACGTGAGAATCGGTAGGAGATATTGAATTTGAAGCATATTGCGTGTATAACATCACATACAAAATACTTTTATATAGCATTTCGTGATTTATGCGATACTCCGAAAAGTTTTCACGAATAAGTTACATGACCACGCAACTCCCATCAAATATAACATTATGATGAACAATCGAGACATTACTGATATTTCAAAGAATGGATCTTTGTTTTCATAGATTAACCCTGATAAACGAATAACCCGGAAATACGAATACCATAAAAAATAAACGAAGTCGGTTGCTATGATTATATTCGTTTTATTGTATTCATTATGAAGATAATTTGAAATATACAACATTACGTTTGATAATTCCATGATAGTATATCCAGATAAGAATATGAATTTATAATCACTAGTAAAGGTTTCCATAATTATGAATATACCCATCAAATGATGTACAATTAACGAGCTATGAAGCGCATTTTCACTCATCGATAATGATGACGTATAACGACGAATCGTTGTTACTTGATACAATAAGTCATACATGTAATATCCGATAGTGACATGTAACATATGATCCAAATTATATTCATAATGATAGTGAATTAAATATAACATGCAATGAATGAAACTAATACTATTATTCGCCATGTCGGCCGATGTATATTTTGTTAGTTGGGAGGCAACTGAATGCCAACATGTAATAATAGGAAAAAGATACAGTAAATTTACCATTTAATGATATATATAACAAGTTGATTAAATTGTTTATATAATGTTACTATGATCGATTACGTTCCAGAATACAATACAATATTCGCGAAAACATGAATACTCGCATGGGTGTAAGTTGCCGGCCAAAATTTACCGTGGCGTAATAAATAGTTACTTATCATATAACATCCCGCAGAAATGACGATGAATATAGAGTAAGCATAGAATGTGCCAGATGTTGCTTGAAATGCGCAATAGGACTGATAGCTTACGCCAGCGAACACAACAGCAACATCGAGTGTTCGCTGCCATGAATCCCGGATAGGGTGCTGCCAGTAGTTGAGAGATGTCAGCCAACTGATACGGGGACGATTGCGAGATGGGTGTTGCACGTGAGCGCATAGATTGCCGAAGGAACAGACTACCACGCACAATACCATATGTAATATGCGTTGGGGAGTGGGAGTGTGAGCGACATTATATAAAAAGATATTATCTATTTACATAATAATATTCCGTTTCATGGTCATCCTCATTCCTAGCAATTCCAATCCAACCCGAGACGATATCGACGCGTTTATTCATGAATCGCGGTCGCCGTCGTCATCCTCGTCGGAACACCGTCTTACAGAAATAACAAATATCATCAGAGAGATTCGCTGTAAAACAGGAGTGGGGGCTTTGCTTCATCCAGCGGAAGAGTATTTTCTAAATGCGGCGACGACAGCACATATCATCCCATAATTCGCAATATAAAGGGTCTATATTACGCTTATACTGATACTGATACAATAAAATACATTTTACATTCATGAATTTTCGTTTTTTTCGATGACAACGCGCGTTGCTACTTTCCGTATCACCTTATCTATATTCCCGTCCTTCTCTCCATCAGTGGCGGCCTTCGATAATCGAAAGTAGGTTTCATTCTCTCGGGTGTTGCTATTCAAACAGCGCGGGTTGGCCTTCGCCCATTCATTCACTAAGGCAACATTCTTCTGTTCCACCGCAAGGACCGCGTTTGTCATTTTCATATGTTCAGGTCCTTCACGTTCCCACAGGTCGTCTTCCTTTACGTATAAGGTTTCACGCTTGACATCGCTACAATGGACAGGTCGTTTATACACGTCGGTCTTTTGTAGGTTGTCGATAAAGATGTTTGACATCCCCTCCACATAACCAAGCCTATCCACATTTTCCAGATCAGTCATATTCAATTGGATTGAATTC